TCAGCAAAACCTTCTGAAATTCAAATTATAAGTGTTACTGATGATATTAGAAAATCAAAAACAAGAGTGAAATATGCTTTCAATTACAATATTCAAGAAGTTCAGGAAGAAATGCCAATAATTGATGAACAAGGGAATGAAGTAATGCAAACTCAAACAATGTATGAATATGAGCAATTTATTTTTGAATCTGAATTTGATTTGTTCATGAAAAATGTTATTCCAGAAGTTTTAAAAACGATGTATGCAGCTAAAAAAGATGAAATAATGCAAAACCTCGCCTTAGCTAATACTGAGTTGCCAAAAGAAATAAGCGTCGAGGAGGGATAAATCATGGCTTTAATAAAAACACCATATAATCTTATTTATAATGATGATGGAAGTTTGTGCGTAACTTTGCGTGATGATGACATTCCATTCGAGGGTGTAAAAAGTTTTGCTGTGGAAGAGGGAACGAAAAATTTATTTCATGCATTTTTAGACGGAACTCTTGGAAATTGGAATACATATGCATCAGCTGGTGTTACTGGAACAAGAACTATTTCTGATGATTCTTTTTTTGGAAAAAAGTTATATCTTGAAAGATTAAGTGATACAGGAGAAGCAGACGGTAGATGGGGAATCTTTAGAGATATAATATTAAGTCAAGTTTCATCTTTGACAGAAAGTGTTTATATTAAACCAATTTCTTCAGATGGTTCAGCTAAATTAGTTATTTATTCAGATTTAGAACATTCAGATGGAACTTGGAGATATGCGTCAGGAGTGGAAATATATTTAGACAACATGTCTGCAACTCCTTTGAATGGTGCAACAGTAACTAAACAATTATTATCAAATGGGGATTATAAAATAATAATTCAATATCCAGATAGCGATTATGATAGAATAAAAACATATTTTTGGATTGAATCAGGAAATGGAGCTGTTGAAATAGCATGGCCACAACTCGAACAAAAATCTTTTGCAACCTCGTTTGTGGATGGTGTGAGGAGTGATGGGAAATTAGAAATACCATCATCATTAATTGATCTTAATGGATGCGTAATCTCTTATTTGAAAAAGCCTATAGGCACCTCTGCTTCTGATTTAACAGGATATAATCTTTCATCTATAGGGAAATATTCTTCAGTCGGTGATTTTTATATTTGGTGGGGTAAAGCAAATGGAACAAATAAATATGCCGTTGGTGGAGTTCGAGATATAAATGGGAATGTATATCCTGATGTTCAATCTACAAATACTTTTACTAATGAAGAATATTTTAATAAATGGCATCACGAAGTTATTATAATTACTCCAGCAGAAGCCAAATATTATGTAGATGGTCAATTGCAAGTTACTTCTTTATTTACGAATGATTATGGTAGAAATTTAGCATTAGGAATTTCATTGGGAAATTGGTACTCGGCTCCACATGCTATGACTGCTTATTATTCCAACCTTTACATCGGCAAATACGATCCAAACATCTGGACAGACGAATTCATTCAAGAACTTTACAACGCAAAGAAACCTTTTGCAGTTCCGGCAAAAATGCCAATAATCTAACAATCAGGGAGCATTGTGCTCCCATTTTTTATAAGTGAGGTGAAACAATGTATTCTACCCACGATAATTTAATTTATAACAATGACTATCAAACAACAACAGTATATATGGTATATGGGATATATAATAATTTATTAGCTATTTTTACAAACTTAAAAGACGCACAAGAATATAATAGAACACATTTATATGGAAGTGGAGAAATAAGAATGATAAAAAATATAGTAGTTAAACTGTAAGGCGGTGATAACAAATGTTCGAGCCTTTGAGTATAGATCAAAGTTATTTGCAATATATTAGAGATCCAACGAGACATAAAAAAATATTATTTTATGCAAAAATAGATGGAACTAATTGGTATGATCTAAGCGATTACGTTCAACAAGTTAAAACAACAAATCGTATTCAATTACTTTCAAAGCCTACATTTGATGAAGCTAAAATTATAGTTGCTAATCTCAATGATGAATTTACACCCACACAATATAATGCTAGTTTTGACCCTGCATCTGGACAAATTAATGGAACGACAAATGATGATTATTTAAATAAAATATGGGAAGTTAAAATTCTCGTTAGAGTAGATAATGGAACATCTTATATTGATGTTCCTATTTTTTATGGTTGGAAATTGCAACAAGGAATAACCGAAAAACACAAAAAAGCAGAAATAGCAATAAAAGATTTATTATGGATAACAACACAGAAAAAATTAGATTATCCTTTATTATACACAGTCATGACACCTAATGCAATAATAGCAGATTTATTAACAAAAGCAGGAATAGATAGCAGTTATCACGATTTGCAATCATTAACAACGACATTTGATGTATTTATTGCAGGGCAAGATAAAACTTATTGGCAAGTGATTCAAGAAATTGTAGAAGCTACACAAGGAAGAATATCAGTAAGTCCGGAAGGAAAAGTAAAGTATAGAACGAGAATTGAAAACTTCACTGAACCAACAACAGTAGTAAGTATTAATGAAAATAATTTTGCAAATTATGAATTAACTAAAGATAAAAAATACAATAGAATTGTTGTTGAGAGTGAAGGGTATGAAATTGGAACTACAAACACAGAATTACTTATAGATGCGAAACTCCAGGGAGATAATGCAATAATTTCAGCTGGAAAACAGGCTACATTTGAACTCGAATACACAAGTGACTATGGAAAAGATTTTGATACATATGTAACTTTAACAGTATATGAAGGAGATACTATAGTTGAAGATAAAGGAAGTTTTCAGCAAGGAGATGACAACGGATTAATAAGGGTTGATGAATTAACAGCATATCCGGAAAAACTAGTTTTAAAAATTACAAATCTTTCAAGTAGTGCTGATTATAGAATTGATTATGTTGGATTTAAAGGAAGACCTATAAAGAAAGTAAGTTTAGACAATGTTGTACTTCCAAATACAACTAATGAACCTGATTCAGAATTAAAAATCAAATCTTATTATTCAAATCAAAGTATGCTTTCAAATATTGCCGATGTTGCACAAAGTAATTCAGAAAAAGAAATACACTTTAATCTTAGAATGAATGAATTTTATCCAGATATTTACGCTGGAAATTTGATAGATGTTTCTCTTGCACCAAAAGGAATATCAAGTGGCGTATTCATTATCAACAAAGTTAATCATAAACTTACTCCATCAAGATTTGAAACAATAATCGATATAACAGAATGGAAAAATATAGCTTTTGATATTAATAATAAAATAATAACCAAATCTATAAAGTCGGATGCAGTAGTAAAACCTCCTGAACAAACACAAATCGAAGAAATTCAAGGGCAAGTACAAGCACTTCAAACACAAACTGATGAGGTTGATAATAAAACAAGCTTTTTAGACGGAAAAGCTCCTGCAACTCCATTAAATCTATCATTAACAACAATAAACGAGAACGGATTAAGTTTTATAAAAGCATCATGGGATACAAATACAGAATCAGACCTTATCGGCTATGAATTAGCTTGGAGTTACGATGGAACAGACTGGAATTATATAAAAACATCAGAAGCATTAGTGAAGTTCGAAGTTGCAGGAAATAAAACAATATACGTAAAATTAAGAGCTTTAGATGCAGAAGGGAAAAAATCAAATTGGACTGCAGTGCAAAACATAACAAGTGCAAAAGATGAAACACCACCAGCAATACCAACAGGATTAACAGCCACAGGATTATTTCAAAAAATACAGGTTTCATGGAATGCAAACTCAGAAGAAGATTTTAAAGAATATGAATTGCAAGTAGCAACTGATAGCGGATTTACACAAAACGTAATAACAATAAAAGTTTCAGCAACACAATTCACATATGCGGGAAATACAAATACAACATATTATTTCAGAATCAGGGCTATCGATGAAAGTGGCAATATAAGTAATTGGAGTGCAAGTGTTTCAGCAACAACCGCAAAAGTTTATGATGAAGATTTAGAAAGTCAGCGTTTAAATGATGCTGAAGCTAATATAGCACAAAATCAAGCCGATATAAATACTCTAAATAATATAACAATACCGAACTTACAAACTGATATAACAAATAATCAGAACGAAATAGATAATTTAAATAATAATGTAATACCTGATTTAAATGATAAATTGAGTTATAAAGCATTAGCTTTACCAGCAGGAGCTATAGCTTATTGGACTAATTCTTTACTTGATGAAATTAATAATCTAAAACCTGTGGGATATGATTATGTTAATCTTGACAGCATAATACAGGTAGTAGAAGATAATATCCCAAATGGAACAATAACAGAAACCAAAATTGCAGATGATTCTATATCCACACCCAAATTAAAAGCTAATTCCATATCTTCAGACAAAATAATTGCAGGAGCAATTACTACAGAAAAGATAGCAACAGGTGCAGTAACTGCAAATGAGATAGCCGCTAATTCAATATCAGCGGTCCATATTCAAACAGATGCAATTACTTCGGATAAAATAAGTGCTGGAGCTATAACTGCAGATAAAATTGCAAGTAATGCAATAACAACTGATAAACTAGATGCAAATGCAGTTACAACTGATAAGATAGCAGCAAATGCCATTACTGCTAATGAAATAGCGACGGGAGCAATAACAACAGAAAAAATTTCAGCAGGAGCAGTGACAGCAAATGAAATAGCAACAGGTGCGATAACAGCGGATAAAATAGCAGCTAGTGCAATTACTGCAGATAAAGTTGGAACAAATGAAATAATAACTAATGCTGCTAATATAGCAACTGGAGTTATACAAGAAGCGCATATAGCAGATGCTTCTATTGCAGAAGCTAAAATAAAAGATGCAGCAATAACAAATGCGAAAATAGCAGATTTGGCGGTAGATAATTCAAAAATTGCTAACTTAGATGCAAGTAAAATTACAACTGGATATTTAGATGCAGACAGAATAGCAGCTGGAACTATAACCGCAGATAAATTAATTATGCAACCAGCTTTTAGTGTTCCTCCTGGAGCAATTGCTTATTTTACTAATTCGCTTGTTGATGAAATAAATCAAATTGTGCCAGTAGGATACACAGAAATAAATCTTGCACCAACGATTACACTAACGCCTGATAATGCTCCAAAAAATAGTATAGTTGCGGATTTGTTAGCTGCCGATAAAGTTTATGCAAATCATATAAGCGTAAATGAACTTTCAGCACTTACGGCAAATGTAGGAACACTAACAACTGGAGTATTGCAAAACTCATCCGGAGAAACAAAACTTGACTTAACAAATGGCACATTACAATTAGGATATTCCGGGACAGATGATACGCAATATTTGAAATATGACGGGGCAAATTTGGAAATAAAAGGTGCAACTTTAAAGTTAAGTTCAACAAATGGGGAAATACTTTTTGAAGACAGTGAATTTATATTATATGATGGTGGTTTAAATAATAATTGGCAATATGTTGGATTTAAATTGATAAATAATGATAATATCGGAAGAGCATATGTAAAATTTATGTCTTTGGGTGGTCCTTTAGAAAAGAAGACGAGTATTAATATATCCCATTATGATGTTACATATAATAAAGGAATTATTGGAGACATAAATTTTATTTATAATGAAGAAAATTATACGCATGGTTTGTTTTTAAATGTTTATTATGATTATTCATCTTCTACTTTTAACATTGGGTCATTAAATTTAGTTCGAGATGGAAATGAACCATTTGAATTCGAATCGGTTTTTGAGGTCGTTGCTAATAAATTTGTTTTACCATATGGGCAAAAAAGTAAATATTCTACCAACAAAAATTATCCAGCTATTTTTGTGGATTCTGACAGTGGAAATGATATATACTTTGAAAATTTTAACAATAAATTAAATCGAATAATAAAACATTGGTATTTTTCAACAAAACCAGCTTCTGATCCAGGAATTAGTTTAGGAGATATTGTTCAAATTGGATCCGCTTTTTATATAAAAATAGGTGGAGACTATTTTCACGCATTACAAGGTGGTTATTCTTGGGATTCAATATAATGAAAGGAGAGATAGAATGGATAACAAGCGAATACAACAAATTCAGATAAAATTGGCAAGTATAAATGTAAATATAGAAGAAATGGTAGAATTTATAAATGAATTAATTTTAGAAAATAAGAAATTACAAACAGAAAATAAAAAACTAGAAGAAAAAATTAAAAATTTTGAAAATAAAAACTAATTCATACCTTAAGAACCCTTCGGGGTTCTTTTTTTATTTGTATTTGGAGGTGGGATCTTGGACGTGGCAAAGTATGAATTCGAACAAGATTTTGTTGAAATCTTAGCTATTGGAGATATTCATTTAGGATCAGAAATGAGTTCTTTTGATCAGGTATTAAAAGTAATTGAAGAAGAAAGAGATAGTAAATTAATTTTCATGGGTGATCTAATAGACAATGCAATAATAAACAGTCTTGGTGACATATACTCTCAAAAACAAAATCCACACGAAGCTATAGTAAAAATAAGGAAATTATTCAAGAAATACAAGAATAGAATTTTAGGTGTTGTTGGAGGAAATCATGAACGTAGAACATGGCGGCGTGTGGGAATAGATCCTTTATCTTTAATCTGTACGGAAGTAAATATTCCATATTCAGATGACGTATTAATTATTGATGTTGCTATAAAAGGGAAAAAAGGAAGGGGGATGAAAAACAGGACGCATTATTCAATTGCATGTCATCATGGAGCTTCGGGTGGGCGTTTTCCAGAACGTAGTTCGAGGCAACAAAGATATTTTCATAGTTTCATATCCGGAGTAGATATTTATATAACAGGCCATACACATGTGCCTGACATATTGAAATTAGCAATTCATGAATATGATAGTAGGAATAAAGTTATAAGTAAAAAAGAAACATACCATATAACGATACCAGCGTGGAGTGATGAGAAATACGCTCGACAAAAAATGTTACAACCTACAGCTAATGGATTGATAAAAATAAAACTTTTCAATGGATATAAGAAAAATATTAAAGTTGTAATGAGGTGATAAGAATGGATTATGAAAAGGAAATTTCAGATTTAAGAATTAAAAATACAGAACATAATATTTTATTACTTCAATTAAAAGAAGATATAGAAAATTTGACAAAAAAATTCGATAAGTTGAGCGAAGAGTTACACAATGGATTAATAAAGAAAAAAGTAGATGAAGCTTTAGAAAGAAGAGTTGGTAAGTGGTTGCTTGCAGCAATCGGAAGTTCGTTGAGCACAGGAATTATAGGATTTCTTGCTGGAAAGTTCTTTGGGGGTTGAAAGTATGAAACTTTCTAAAGAAAAAGTATTTAAAATATGTAAATTTGTGGCAGAAGAATTAAGCTTTGATAAGTTTTTAATTTTTGCAGTAGTTATGACAGAAAGTTCTGGAAACGCAAAAGCAGATAGTGGTTATGCAAGAGGATTAATGCAAATATCTAAAATAGCATTTGAAGATATCAAGAAAAAATATAATATGAAATACACTTATGATGATCTATTTGAGCCATTTATTAATTTAGAAATAGGAACTTTATATCTGATGAATTTGTACAATTATTTTTCAGCGAAAGGTTTTGGTGAATTTACAATTATTGCAACCTTATTGGCATATAGTTGGGGAATTGGAAATATGAAAAAATGGCTAGAAAATACCAAACCTGATAATCGTTTTATCGATGAATCAATTTTACAAAGTAAAAAAGATTATATTTTTAATGTTTTTTTCTGGTATTATTATGCAAAAAGCAAATTCAAAAATATGCAATAATAATATAATATTTTCTTAAAACGCATAACACTCTCTAAGGGGGTTATTTTTTTTATTTATATGTAATTAGTTATAAAATTCAAAAATAAAGCTTAAATAAGCTGATTTTAGCAACTGTAACTCTTTTGTAGAGTATATTATAAAAAAGAAGGGATTATCTCCCTTCATTTTTAAAAAATCTATATATACCAACAATTTTTCCTAAAAGTCCTACATGTGTAGGAATATCAGTTTGAACAAGTGCGAGACTAAGTTTAACAGGTTTAATAATTGTTAATTCAGTATCTTCTGCTAATTTTACAGCATAAGCATAAGTGATTTTTTTATTGTGAAACTCATATACCAATACAGGGTCACCATCTTTTAAATCTGAAATTATAGCTTTTTTCATTAGTAAAATATCATTTTCTACAAATAAATCAGTATTTTCTATTGATTGTTCTAAATAAAAACCAAAATCAACGTCTAAATCTTTTTTTACCGGGATTCTATCATAAATATCCATATAAACTGGTTTATCTTTTTCGCGATCATATTTCATGTTTTTATAAACCAATAATTGTTTTATAGGCAATGGAGAAGAAATTTGATTTTCATCTATTGTTTCATCTAATAATTTGGAAATAGGGACATCAAAGAAATTTGATAACTTTTCTAAAGTTTGCAATGAAGGAACTCTCGAACCTTGTTCGAGTTTTGAAACATATGTTACGTGCATATCCAATTTTTCTGCGAGTTGTTCTTGTGTAAGTTTTTTTAGTTTTCTTAAAGTAGCAATTTTTTTCCCAAGTTTTTTAATATCCATAACAAGCATATTATATCACTCCCTACACTTTTAGTCTATATACTTATTGTCTTATCACCAAAAACACTTGACACATAGTATAAAATTTGATATAATAATATTAAGACTATAAGTATATATACAAAAGGAGGTGGTATTATTAGTCTAAAATTATTTAGAACAATGAATAATGTAAGTGTAAAGGACTTAGCTGAATTTCTTGGTGTTCATCCAACGTATATATATAAGTTGGAAAAAAGCGAAAGAAAACCTTCTTTAAAAATTGCAGCAAAATTATCTAATTTTTTTAATGTATCTGTAGAAGAATTGTTCCCTGAATTTTTTCAAATTAATCATACTAAAAAAAAGGAAAGGTGATTCAAATGAGTGAAATTAAAATTAAGGAGGGAGAATATGATTACAAGAGAAGCGATTAAGAAGTTAGAATCTTATAAAAGATTAATTGCCGAAGGATATAAAGTAGGGGTATATTACGCTGAAGAAAAAGATAAAGAAGAACTTGTTGGTTTTATATTTAAAAAGAATGAAAAACAGGTATTTTTCACACCGGAAGGATTAATTAATTTACACAAAAAAATAAGAGCCGCCTCACAAAGGAAAGCGACTCAAACAATCCAAACTATTTAAATTATACCACAAAAAAGGAGTGGTAGTCAATGAGAGTGAAAATCAGTGAGATTATTATTACTAAAAGAAAAAGAGCATTAAATAATGAAAAAGTAAAGGAATTAGCAGAATCTATAAAAGAAATAGGACTTTTAAATCCGATAACTATAAACAAAAAGAATGAATTAATAGCAGGACATCACAGACTCGAAGCAATAAAACTTTTAGGTTTGGAAGAAATAGAAGTTAATGTAATTGAAACTGATAATGAATTACTCCAAGAATTAGCAGAGATTGATGAAAATGTGATGAGAAATGATTTGACAAAATTAGAAATAGCTGAGCATTTAAGAAGAAGAAAAGAAATTTATGAAAAATTATATCCAGAAACGAAAAAAGGTGTAGCAGGGGGTAAAAAAGCTGGTAGAAGCCCGGTAAAAATGTTACAAAAATATGAAGACACAAACGACACGATGTCGCTTGTAACTTCACAAAACCGTAACAATAAATCTTTTACAGAAGACACTGCTGAAAAAACAGGTGTAACTCAAAGAAGTGTACAAAGATATATTCAAATAGCTGAAAAATTAGATCCTGAAGTAAAAGAATTAATAAAAGAAACAGAATGGGAAAACAGAACAACAGCATTATTAGAACTTTCGAAGTTAGAACCTGAATTGCAATTAAATGTAGCAGAAAGATTAGTAAATAACGAAGTAAATACAGTTAAAGAAGCTGTAGATATGATTGAAAAAGAAAATAGCAAAATATCTTTTAACTCTGACAATAAAATAATACAACCTGAAATTATACATAAAGAAGAAATTACAGAGGATGAAGGAAATGAAGAGTTTGATGAAGAGGATTATGAAGAAGAGGAAATAGAAGATGAATATGACAATGTTGTTTTAGGAATACCGATTGTGGATAAGAAAAAAGAGCTAGAAGAAGAGGCGAAAACTTTTTATCAATTGCTTTTAAAAGCAAGTTCTATACTGAATAAATTTAGATCAAACATAGATAAATTTATGGAAATAGACCGAGAAACAAGAATTCATTTTGAAAATGCATTAACATTATTTGGTATAGAAGCAAGGCATTTTTTTGATTCCATAGGAGGTGAAACAAATGCCGAAGAAAAAAAGATATTTACCTTTGTTAGAAATGGCACGGAGCACGGAAATAAAGGCAGGACAAACGGTTAGAGAAGTATATGAAGAATCTATTCAAGCACAAATTGGAAAAAAGATGTTTGATAAAATGCGAAAAAGTAAAGTATTAAAGAAAGAATGGGAAAAGATAAAACAACAGTTTAATATTAAACATAATTATTCGCAATTTGTAAATACTGTAGAGATGTTGTGGGCTGAAGGCAATAAAAGAAGAATCCAGAAATCAGCAAGGGAAATCGGGTTACTTGCTGACTCTGGAAATGTCAGAGTTAATTCATCTGATAATCCAATATCATTATATCATAAAATTTTAAAAGATAAAGAACAACTTCAAAAAGACGAGATGAAATTTTTCTATTCACTTAGTCAATTAGTGAAAAATCCACAAGAACTCAGAATGCTGCAAAAGAAATTTAAAGTCCATCAAGATCAACAAGTACTATTTTATGAAGAAATATCTCAAATGCTTCAAACAAGAATGAGAAAAGCAGTTTAAAATATACGTGCCATTTCTAACATTAGCCCCTAATCGGGGCTTTTTTTTATTATAAAACTTCAGAAAGGAGTGAAAGTATGGAAACTATCGTGTATGTTCTGGTAGGTGTGGCATTTATTTTATTGAATGCTCTTCTTCATTCAAAAAAAATGGAGAGCAAAATTAAAATTGTTCGGAAAATAGTAACTCATGTTGTTGAGTATGTGGAACAAATTGGACAAATGAAAGATTTGCATGGAGAGGCAAAAAAGAACATGGCAATGGTTATGGCTAAAAAAGCATTAGCACAAATGCATATTAAAATTTCTGATGAGCTATTGGACACAATTATCGAAAGTATAGTATTTTACCTTAATCTTCAGAAAGGAGTGAAATAATGGATTTGAAAGATTGGAAACTGTGGATGGTAATTGTTGCAGGAATTGCTGCGATTGTTTTACCGTTTATAGTTCCTGAATTACAGCATTCGGAACAAAACAAAACAGTTATAGAAAATTATTTAAACCAAGAAGAAGATGAAATTATAGATGTGTATGTTTATGAAACGAATTGGGAGAATGTTAAAAATTATCTTGCAATAAAATATCCTGGATATATTATTGAAGAATACGTATATATAGACAGTAAAAAGTCATTTTTAGTTAGATTGAGGAAAATCGGGAAGGTGAAAAAATGAAATTAGAAGTTGGAGATATTTTATTGTTACCAACAAAAGAAGTTGAAACATATAAAATTATAGCTTCTCTATTGGGACAAAACATTGCGAAGTTAATCAAAAATATAACAGATCAAGAATATCTTCATGCAGAAATGTATATCGGCAACGGATATATTATGGCAAGTTGGTTAAATGGTGTTCATATTGCAAAGTATCCACCTCAAATTTTAGCAAGATTTGATGTATTTAGGCATAGAAACGAAGACATAAAAAATAGAATTAAAAATATAATCAAAGATGATTTAAAAGCTTTTGTAGAAGGGAAACCAACAAAATATATTAATAAGCCTTATGATCTACAAAGCTTGATTTTAAATAGCATTTCTGAAATAGTTGGAATAATCGGGAATGAAGAAGAGTTTGAGGATTCTCTGAATTATAGTAATCCACATGGTTACATATGCTCTGAAATGATTGCAAGAATATATGCAGATGCAGGAGTTAAGATAAAAGATAATCTTGAATTTATAAGTCCGGATGATATTGCTAAAAGTCCAGGGCTGATGAAAATGATATAAATAAAAACTGCCCTCGATCTATGAGGGCAGATTGTTCAGTAAGTGTTTCTACTTATATTGACTGGTAGCCCCACGGGGAATCGAACCCCGACTCTCGGACTGAGAATCCGATGGACTAGCCGTTATCCTATGGGGCCAAAAGCATATATATTATATCATAAAAAATGCTTTTTGTAAATATCATAAAGAGCCATTATCTTTAAAAATTGTTAAAAAGGTTAATAATAATATTTTTAAATCAAGTAAAAAGCTTTTGTTTTTTACATAGTATAAATCATA